CTCCCGCAAAGCACATGCTGGAGTGGCACCGGCACTTGATTACAGGGGAGTCCAATAAGTATCTACTTGATATTGCCGGCCCAAATCTGGACATTTTGGCTCCTCGGGGTTCGGCCAAATCCACGTGCTTGAACATGTTTACCGCGTGGATCATCGGTAAGCACACGACCGCCAAACTTCCGCTTCAAATTATTTACGTTTCCTACAACATCGCGACCGCCATTCCAAAGAGTCGAATTATTAGGCAGATCATCGACTCTCCTGAGTTCCGAAAGATCTTCCCGCGTGTGCAGTTGAAGTCCGGTATGCAGTCGGATATTGGCTGGTCGATTGACTTCGATTACGCAGGCATCCCCCGCGTGGGTGATGAAGAATTTACGCTGAGGGCCGCCGGTCTTCGAGGTTCGATTACCTCGAAACGTGCGCACCTTGTGATCGTGGATGACCCTATTAAGTCAAGTGCGGATATTAAAAACCCCGCCATCCGCGACGAAATGAACAACAACTGGTCGTCCGTTATTGCGCCGATTGTGTTTGAAGGCGGGCGGTCAATCTGTCTGGGAACTCGATTCCACCCGCTTGATATTCATAAGACCATGTTTGTTCCCGATAAAGGGTGGAAGCAGGTCACACAGGAGGCGATCACTTACGACAACGTTGGAGAGCCCGTTAGTTACTGGCCCGAACAATGGTCCGCTGAGTATCTGCTGAAGCAAAAGGAACTGGATCCGGTCGCTTTTGCTTTCCAGTATCAGCAACAACCCGTGATGACCTCTGACCTCGTGGTTTCACCTGATCTTTTAGTTAAAGGTGAAGTTGTTACCGAGTTTGATTCTCTAGCTGTTGGTATTGACCTCTCCGCAAGTAAGAACGAAACGAGCGACTACACAGCTTTTGTTTTAGGTGGACGTTTAGGCGACAAGTACTACATCATCGATGCTCACCAGTGTCGATCCATCGGAAACCTGGAGAAAATTGATTTGCTCTGCGATATGTTATTGGAGTGGGGTATTTTGACCGAGCACGACGGTCAGTTCTTGCCGACCTACTCCACCGTTACTCTCGTCGTGGAATCCGTGGCGTACCAAGCGTCTCTTGCGGCTGATTTAAGACGCGTCTTAATTAATGAGCGTGAGCTGGGTAATTTACATATTCACGAAGTTAAAGGTTTCAGGGGTGACAAGATCGCCCGCTTCCGTGGAACTTTAGGATTGCTAGAAAACAAGAAAATCCTGTTCAATAAGTACCGCAAGTTCGACGCTTTGTTCGATCAGTTGATCAACGTCGGTGCGACGGCGCATGACGACTTGCTTGACGCCTACACCTGGCTAATCCAGTATTTACAGCGTCGGGGCAACTTCAGCATTGAGTACTGAAATGACAAAAAAACTCTGGGTTGCCATCACGGCACATAATCCCCTTGTGCGGCTTAATCCGCTGATTAATGTCTTAAACGAATACGAGAAGTACCCTCACGATATTACTGTAAATATTTATATTAATTATGAAGCGCAGGATGATGTCGAAGCTCTAGAGAGTGTGTTAGAGCAGTTCGAAAACTTAAATATAAGTATTAAGGTTGCCTCTCCTGATTACGAGGGCTGGTATCTGACCTGGGCACATAAAACAGACTTAGCCCTAGCCATCCTCAACCGTGTGGCTGACTATTACATCTACCAAGAAAACGACGTTTTAATCCGCAAAGATAACTTTGATTACTACCGGAAGTGGAAACCAGTTTTAGAGCGGTACAACCTTGAACCTGGGTTTGCTCTTTTCGAGAAATTTGAGGATAAGCGTGTACCTGTCGGTAACTATGAGCGCTGGAGCTTAGTTAAGGAGACTCCTAACGTTTGGCACAATATCGGATTTACGGTTCCGAAAATTTTGGTTGTTGACCATGAGGTTGATTTCTTTGTTCAGCTGGGAAGTCCGTATTACTGCGGCATGATTCTGAATCAGCGTGACGGTGAGCTTTATATACGTAGCGACAGCTTTGACCCCAACAAAAGCTACCCAAAAACAGGTATACGTAATTGGCCAATAGCTGACCGTAGCTCTATGGGTTTAGCTTTTGAGTATCTCCCACAGGGGTTTGAGCACCGCCGGTGTGTCCCCGTCGCTAAAAAAGGGAACCGTTACGAGATCTTAGATTGCGGATTGATACGTCATGACGATGATAAATACTCAAAACAATTTAAAGAACGTGAGGAAGAATTATTATGTGTTGAGGAGATGCTCGTTTTGTAGCCTACAGTGATCCCTCGTGGAGCTGAATATGTTCACTTATGCTATTACTTTGCCGGAAAAAATGAGCGACAAACGCTACACCGAAGCGACGCCTACCGACTTCGACGATTTTTGGAACAGCACGGAGCCACAATCTGGTGGTTTAACGCAGCCTGAAGATCCTGCTGTTAAGCCGAACTACTACAAAAGAGACGGCTTAGAGTGCTATACGGTACAACGCGCATCTATGGGTCTGGTTAAGTACCAAGGTTATCTAGAGGGGTGCGTTCAGAAATATCTGTGGCGTTGGGAACAAAAAAATGGAAAACAGGATTTAGAAAAAGCGCTCGAATATTTGACTAAACTGATAGAGACATTGGACTGAACATGGACGTTAAAGCTTTCGGCAGTATTTACGCGCAAACCGCGTCGCTCCCTTACGCCAGTGGATTTTCCATTAATGCTTCTGGCACTGATCTTACATTTGCCGCTTGTAGAGCAATATTCGTAGAAACGGCTAACCCCAACCAAAGTAAAAAACTTACGGTAACTTTAGCTGACACTAAAGCACCTTTTACTTTTAACCACGTCAGAGATAATCAGTTAATTCCTATTTCTATCGTGTCGATCAGCGGTTCAACAACAGTTGATCACGTTTACGTCCTGTACTAGATATGGCTGACGGAATAGCCAAGAAAAAAAACCCCGAAAAGTGGGCTCGCGCTAAAGCTAAAGCCCGCGCCAAGCTCGGTGGTCATAGTGCGCGAGCAATGCAGCTCGCGACTAAGTACTATAAAGAAATGGGCGGCAAGTACGAAGGTAAAAAATCTTCCGAAAATCGCCTTTCCCGTTGGTCTAAAGAAGACTGGCAAACACGGGAAGAATACGAAAAATCTAAAAAAGACTGATGGGCGCCGACTCTCTTACTGGTTTACTTAGTTACCTCGGCGGGGGTTCTAACTTCCGTGAGCAATCGTTATACGATTCTTCAGATTTTAAAACTGACTTAAAGAGTTCCTCCGAAGCTCAGCAATATCTCGACGCAGCTAAAAAAGATCTCCTTAATTTAGCTTTAGCGTTACGCAACTCGATGGAGAAACCGTCGTTATCGAAATTTGACTGATTTAGCTCGCGAAAAGGGACGCACTGAGCGCTATTTGCCTCGGGCTGCTTGGGCTGCGCTGAGTCCAGAAGAGCGGCGTGCTACGGATGAGCGCAAAAAAGAAGCCACGCGTGGCGATAAACCAGTTAATACTCAAGTTCCCAACACCGAAAAAGCTCGCGAGGCGCGACGTAAAGCTTCCGAGTATATTAAACGTAAAACCTCATGATGAACTCGTCGTCTCCTTATAGCCGCGCTAGTGCATTTTTCGGGGCGGCGTATAACGATATGGAACGGGCTTCGCAGATGCAGGAGCGGATCCAAGCCGCAGGTACTGACGACGCCCAATACGATTCAGACTACGATACTAACTATATGCGGGGTGCAGTCCCGCCTCAAATGGGACCTTATGGTGAGGATCAAGGTCCTGCAGCGGATTTAGAAGATATGAAGCGCGAGTTGCTCTCCACTGCGCGTTCTAAGCAACGTCCCTCTGACGGTTCGTTAATTATGCGTGCCGGCGGCGGTACAAACCCGGCGATTAAGGGTTAACATACTGACAGCTTTAGGCTCTCAGGATGCTCTTTGATTGTTTTCTGTACTTTGACGAGAAAGAGCTTTTAGAACTCCGGTATAACATTCTTAAAGATGTTGTAGATGGTTTTATCATCACGGACGGCAATCGAACGTTCCGTGGAGATCCTAAACCTTTTACATGCGTTGATACAATCCGGGAACTGGGACTGCCCGAAGACAATATTCAAGTTCTTCACGTCGAACTGCCCACCCCCGAGGAGTGCTCGATTCCCTGGTCTCGGGAATATGCGCAGCGTGATGCTCTTGGCGTCGGGATGCGGATGTGCCCGCCCGATTCCGTCTTTTTCTTCAGCGATGTTGATGAAATCCCTAAGCCGAATCGTCTTTTAGAAGCTGTAGAAATCGCAAAGGCCGATCCGAACCGCTGCGTTCGTCTCTCGATGCCGATGTTCTACGGACGGGGCGATCTGCGCGTTAAGGATCCCCACGGTGATAACTCTAAAGCGCCTAACAACTGGACTTGCGGCACAGTTGTTCTATACGAGCACTTAGATAAAACTCCGTCACAGATTCGGATGAACCCGAATGATCTCGTGGTTGGCGATTGTGACGCCGGTTGGCACTTTTCCTGGATGGGAGATGCCGAGAGGATGAAGCGTAAGGTCACTTCGTTCTCTCATTGCTTTGACGATATCCCCAATTCCGTCGCCCCTGCCGATAGCGACGAAATGCTGGCTCACTTAGATAGCTATAAAGCCAAAGCCGGTGGTACAGACCCGCTCGGACGGTGCGATCACATCTTAGAACCGTACCCGCATGAGCTTTTACCGCCAGAATTGTTTAAACTTGATAGAGTACGGCAGTATCTTTTACCAAATGTCTGACAAGATGCCCGAAGGTCTTCGGAAACACTTCGAAGCGAAGGAAAAAGACGGTGAGCACAAAGAAAAAGGTGACGAGAAAGCGAAATTAGCGCGAAAAGAGGCCCTCCGTAAGGCTAAAAAAGCTAAAACTAAGCGTCAAGCTGAGAAAACGAGCGCCGAAGGTTGATTTTCGGCCTTAAAAACCACAGAGTAGGGCCATGGCAGACAATTTAGGCGTCCGACAGCGATTCAACGAGATTCTTGAGGCGTCTCGGTCGCAGGATCGCAGCAAACAGTCTGCCACGATGGTCGTTTTGAGTCATTTGCAGCAGATGACGCTGCTTATGATCAAAAAGGGCCTGTTTTTCTACTGTGAACAGGACACCTATAAGGCTCGCAGCAAGTTTATTGACTCGCTGATTAGCTTGAACCGCATGGATATTCGCTTTCCGGCGATTATCCGTAATTTTTTGATTGACGGCTGTGGCCTGTTCTACTTCAGGCCAGATCCGAAGCTTAAATATCAAATTTATTTCTTTTCGAAAAATCAATACCGCGTTTACCACGACGTAAACGGTGACATTGAGGAAGTCGTTATCCTCTACAGCTATAAAGTCCGTAATTCGACTTTAGGCTTACCTGCTGACACTTACGGGCAAAACAAGCGCTACGTTCGTATCTCGATTACTGCAGATCGTATTAATGAGTTCGAATCTAATAGCGAACTTAGTTTTGAGCTGGAACCCGGAACGGTTTTAACTCCTAAGAACAGCAGGAAAAACGAGGTGGGTTTTATTCCCGCTGTTGAAGATTTA